AAGAAGAAGCTTCAGTTCTACAGGAAAAGAATTCCGATGATGATGAGGAGGACAAGGACGAGGATAGTAATATCCAAGTTTAATGTCTAAAATTCATCCATAGTGTAAGTCCGCTTGGGCGAGAGAACGCTGAAAAGCAATTACAATCGCCCAAGTTTTTTGCACGGAAAGAATAGATATATGAAAAAGATTATAATGGTTATTGCATTTATTCTTTTGGGATTATTTTTTTATACCCAGTTAAAAGCAGATGAATTAACTTGTAAAACTTTTGTAAAAGAATTAGATGAGATTGAAAAAAAAATAGAAAAGAATAATAAACTTTTAGAAGATATAGAACACAAACTATATTATATAGCAGATTATACGAAAAGATTGGAAGATATATTAATAAGAATAGAAAGAAAATAATGAGTGATATTACAAATTTATTAAAAGAGATTAAAGCATATCGTAATGATATGGTTGCTCGTAATTATCCATTTCAAGAAATTAGTAATATTATTACAAGGTGGGAATTGAAGCTTGCAGATAAAGAAAAAACAGTTTCAGAACAATCTCAGGATGAATTAGAACCAATTAACACAATTAACAGCCCAATGTCAGATGAGTAATTTTAAAGATAATAGTGGACTAGAAAAAGATAAACCAAAAACTTCACAAGAAGAAATGGATCGTATGATGAAAGAATTTTTAGCAAAGGGTGGTAAAATTAAAAAATTAAAACCTGGATATCCTAAAGGAATAGGGTCATTAGATAAGAGTGGAAAACCTCAATGGACAAGAGAAGATATTAAGGCAGGTAGAGGAGGTTCTACACCTATACCTGATTATGGTACTGTGAAGAAACAAACAGTTGAATCAGGAACAATTACTTATGGTGATAAGATTCCAACATCTATACCTGTTAAAAAGGAAAATGAATATTAAATGAGTATATACGTTGAAGTTAGAGGTAATAATGTAGAGAAGGCCATGCGTGTGTTAAAGAAAAAAATACAAAAACACGGCCTTGTTAAAGAGATTCGGGATAGACAGTATTATAAAAAGCCGTCAGAAAAAAGAGTTGAAAGATTAAAAGAACGGACAAGAGTTCTTAAAAAATTACAAAAAGAAAATGATGAATTGTTAGGTTATACTAAGGTTAAAGGTGGTAAAAAGGTTAGAAAAATTTAAATATTCTGCGTCCGTTTTGTGTCTGGTATATATATTATTACTACAAAGCAATTCATAAGTCTTTGTAGGGGCGTAGAAGGCTTATAGGGTTGTGCCTAGAGTTTATTAGATAAGCAGTATTAAAAATAAACTAAAACAACCCCTTTTAAGGGCTTGAAATTTCAAAAAAAGTTCTTATATAAATAATAGAGTAATATGCCATTAAGGGTATTACAACATTAAACAATAAAGATAACTTTGCTTATAGAAGGAGGTTAATTATGACCAATAAAGCACTATCTATTTTTAATCAATTAAGACCAGTATCAATAGGATTTGATAATGTCTTTGATCATTTTGAAAAAATGTTTGAAGATGATTTTTTATCACCTATGGTACCAAATTATCCGCCATACAATATCGTTAAAACTGGCAAGAACAAATACGATATTGAAGTAGCTCTTGCTGGATATTCTAAAAAGGATATCAAAGTGGACTATGAGGATGGTCTGTTGACTATTAAATCTGTTAAAACAGAAAAAGACGAAACTAAAGATGACGATGGTAATATCTTACATAAAGGTATCGCTAAAAGATTCTTTTCTAAATCTTTCACAGTTGCTGATGATTGTAAAGTCAAAGGCGCTAAGTTGGAAGATGGTCTTTTAAGAGTATCTATGGAAAAAATCATTCCAGAAGGTAAAGAAGCAAAAACAATAGACGTTAAATAAACGTTAAGTAAGAGTAGAGAATGGCGGCTTGTTGACAGGTCGCCATTTTTTTTGTATAATAGTCTTTATAAGTAAATGAAAAGAATGTTAATAAGACAGCCTATTGACAATTGATAGAATTTTGATATAATAGATTCTATATATTATGAAATATAATGAAGATAAAATCTTAAAAGAAATTGAAGAATATATTAAGTCAACTTATGGTGAGCATTATTCTATAGGTAAAGATGGATTTCAAGTTCAAGATTTATTTAAGACTTTAGAAATAGGAAAAGATTTTTGTCATGCCAATGCAATTAAATATATGTGTAGGTATGGTAAGAAGAATGGACATAATCGTGCAGATTTATTAAAGGCTGTACATTATGTTATATTATTATTAAATTATGATAAGGAGATGACATGAAAATAAGTAATAGTACTTTAGGTGTTTTAAGAAATTTCTCGGATATTAATCAAAACATATTATTTAAAACAGGAAGCACTTTATCTACTATGTCCACAATGAAAACCATTATGGCACAAGCAGTAGTTAAAGAACAATTTGAGCAAGAGTTTGGCGTGTATGATTTGCCAGAGTTTTTAAGAGCATTAGATTGTTTTATATCACCTGTCTTAAAATTTAACGGGACATCTAATTTAAAAATCAAGGATGAAAAAACAACATTAACAGCAAGATATGCTTTTGCTGAAAAATCAACATTAGTATTACCTCAAAAAGAAGTTACTATGCCTGATAAAACTGTTTCTTTCACATTGAAAAATAGTGATTATGAATCAGTTAAAAAGTTATATACTAATTTAAACTTACCTGATATTGCATTTAAAGGTGAAAATGGTAAGATAAATTTAGTTGCTTTAGATAAGAAAAATAGTAATTCTAATATATCATCTATTAATGTAGGTGAAACTAATTTAGAATTTACTGCATATATCAAAGTAGAAAATATGAAACTTATACCAGGTGACTATGATGTGGCATTATCTAAAATGAAGATAGCACATTTTATAAACAAAAAAGTAAATGTTCAATATTGGATAGCATTAGAAGCTGATTCAAAATTTTAACGAGGTATTATGAGTGATTTTTTATGGGTTGAAAAATATCGTCCTAAAAAAATATCTGATTGTATATTAAGTTATGATTTAAAAGATGTATTTTTAGAATTTTTAAACAAAGAAGAACTACCTAATCTTTTATTCTCTGGAACAGCAGGTACGGGTAAAACAACAGTTGCTCGTGCCTTATGTGAAGAATTAGGTTGTGATTATATAATGATTAATGGTTCGGATGAAGGTAGGCATATTGATACATTAAGAAATCAAATTAAAAATTTTGCATCTTCTCAATCTTTAGTTGCTACATCAAATCATAAAGTTGTTATAATTGATGAAGCAGATTATATGAATCCTGAGTCAGTACAACCTGCATTAAGAAATTTCATAGAAACATTTTATAAGAATTGTAGGTTTATTTTTACTTGCAATTTCAAAAACAAAATTATACCTGCATTACATAGTCGCTGTACAGTAATAGACTTTAGAATTGCTAATGGCCAAAAGGTAAAAACAGCTACATCATTTTTAGATAGACTTTGTTATATATTAAAAGAAGAACATATTACATTTGAGAAAAAGGTTTTAGCTGAATTAATACAAAAACATTATCCTGATTTTAGAAGAACTATAAATGAATTACAAAGGTATTCTATAAGGGGTAAGATTGATAGTGGTATTCTTGTATCATTATCTGATATTAATAATAAACAATTAATCAAATTGTTAAAAGAAAAAAGATTTGGTGATATGAGAAAGTGGGCTATACAAAATTTAGATACAGATCCATCTTCTTTATTCAGTAATATCTATGAGGTGTTATATAAACATCTTGAACCTAAATCAATCCCACAAGCAGTTTTAACAATTGCTGATTATCAATATAAGAGTGCCTTTGTTGCAGACCATGAAATAAATCTTGTGGCTTGTTTAACAGAAATTATGGCACAATGTAAATTCAAATGAACAAATTGCTACAAAGAATACAAAAGTTTCATTCTAAAATATTTGGAATACTTTCAGAAAAAGCAAAGACATCAAAATTGTGGGCAATATTATTAAGCCTTGCTGTATTGTATGAGATTGTAGAACATATAGTTTGGCCGATATTAGTACCATATTTGGTGTATATGCAATGGTTTAAGTAATGAAAAAATACGAAGTAGATAAAATAACACCTTTACACGATTTGTCCTGGTATATAAAATGGATAAGTTCTTTTATTTTATTAGCAGGTATGATGTTAACTTCTTTTGAAGTAGCACCCTATAATTTATACTTTCATTTAACAGGAGTATTGGGTTGGTTTGTAGTGGGTATGTTATGGCACGATAGGTCATTAATAGTTTTAAATGCAGTTGCAGTAGCAGTATTCACAATGGGTATTGTTAAATATTATATTATATGATGAATCAATATAAATTATCAGATTATTTAAACGCAATCAATCATAAGAAAGAAGATTTGATGACGAGTGAAGATGAGTTTTGGGAGAAAAGATACCCAGCTTTTATTGTTAATAAAGCACTATCTGCATTTGCAGAGTGTGTTCTATATGTAAATGAAATGAATCGCTTACACCACCTTGATAAGCGTCTACAATTTCAGTTTTTTCTAAATAGTATAGGGCCTAAAAAGAGATTCAGTAAGTGGTTACGGTCCAGTAAGATTAAGAATCTTGAGTATGTTAAAGAATATTATGGCTATAGTAATGAGAAAGCAAAACAAGCCCTTGACATACTAGATGATGAACAAATTGAACATATAAAAAGTATAATAAATCGAGGTGGTAGACATGGAGGAGTTACAGTGGAACGCTGACTTGATGCTAGAGGTGAAACTTAAAGAAGCAGATGATTTTCTTAAAGTTCGTGAAACCCTCTCCCGCATTGGAGTCGCCTCTCGTAAAGAGAGAAAGTTATACCAATCATGTCATATCCTGCACAAACAAGGTCGTTATTTCATAGTACATTTTAAAGAGTTGTTTGCCTTAGATGGTAAGCCAACGAATATATCTATTAATGATTTGGAAAGAAGGAACACTATAGCAGGACTGTTAGAAGATTGGGATCTAGTAAAAATTATAGGGAATAGTGAGCAGAGAGCTCCACTATCCCAAATAAAAGTTTTATCCTATCGAGAAAAGGATGATTGGATTTTGGAGACAAAATATAATATTGGTAAAAAACAAGTGGAGTAGATTATGAATTTGAAATTATTGAGATTGAGGTCTGGTGAAGATGTTATATGTGAAGTTACTAAAGAGAGTGCGGAATATATTTTCATTAAAAATCCAGCGATGTTAATGCCTGTGGGTGGCCAAGGCCAACAGATGCAGATGGGAATGGCTCCTTGGATGCCTTTTAGTGAGCAATCAGAGTTTGAAATTCCTAGAGATTGGTTAGTGGTGATGTCAGATGTGGTACAAGATATAGCTAATAATTATAATCAGATATTCGGTTCAGGCATAGTAGTGCCTGATGTTAAAGTTGATACAAAGACTTTACTTAACGGCTAGAATGTGTTATAATTATTACTATGAGCGATTTTTATATTAATGTAATTCAACACGGCAATCAACTTTTAGTTCGTGAATTTGATAATGGTAAGCGGGTAAGTCGTAAAGTTCCTTTTGAACCTACCTTGTATGTTTCTTCTCAAAGGAAGAGCAAATGGAAAACTTTAGCTGGTGGTGATGTAGAGCCTGTTAAGTTTAAGTCCATAAAGGATGCTAGAAACTTTTTGAATATGCACCAGGATACTCCTGGTGTTGTTCATGGCCTAGATAATTATCAATACGTTTATATCGGTGATAAGTATCCTGATTTTATTAGTTGGGATATGAATAAGCTATTGATTATCACTCTTGATATAGAGGTGGAAAGTGAGAATGGTTTTCCAGATGCTCAAAAGGCTGAAGAAAAACTATTGTGTATTACTGTCAAGAATCATAGTAATAAAGCTATCATTGTATGGGGCATAGGTCCTTATGAAAATGATAAGGTGAGATATATTGAATGTGAAAATGAATTAGACTTGGTAAAAAAGTTTATACATTTCTGGCATAAAACTCAACCCGATGTAGTAACTGGATGGAACGTCCAGTTTTTTGATATACCCTATCTATGTAATCGTATTACACGACTGTTGGGTGAGAAAGAACTCAAGAAATTATCTCCGTGGGGTATAGTAAAAGAAGATACTGTTAGGCAAGGTCAGTATGGACAGGCATCACAGAAGTATAATCTTTTAGGTGTTTCTATACTTGATTATCTTGATCTGTATAGAAAGTTTACTTATGTGAACCGAGAATCATATCGGTTAGATTATATAGCCGAAGTAGAGTTGGGTGAAAAGAAAGATCCAAACCCATATGAAACTTTCCGTGAATGGTATACAAAAGATTATAAATCGTTTGTAGATTATAATGTT